CAATGTATCTACTGATGGATTATTTATGAGATACACAGTAACTGGATACGCTGCAGTTGGATTTAAGTGGGCTATGCCTGTTTATAACATTCCTGCAGTTTGCGGTTGGGTTCAGCCCTCAGCATTTGTTGAAGCAATATATTGGGGTCTCAAGATGGACAGATACTATGACCTCGACATAGACCATAATGATGCACCTACTATGGTTAATCACGGTCCGCTAACAACAAGTGCTACAGGATACATAAGAGGTAGCTATAGTATTCAAGATGATTATAATTCTTGGCCAGGTGCTTTGAAATTATCTAAATGTTATAATTTCACAAGAGATGCAGCAGGGCTTATGTATGGCTGCAGGAGTTTAAGTTGCTTAACAAACAACCTTACAATAACTCCAATAGAATTTTATCTTAAAAAGAGTTTTGTTGATTCAACACCTCAATGCTCTTCTTTTGCATTCTGGGTAGACGAACCTACAATGACACGTAGAGGAGTATATCATTATAAGAGTAACGCAGGATTATCAACATTACATAATTCAGAAACTCTTGAATACGGAACAGCAAATACTAACATATTATCTATAAACGGAAGCTACAATGGCGTTGCTTACAATATGGTTAATATGTCTTTCTCTGATGTAGGTTTCGCAGTAGATGGTAGCGGTAACACTATTGTTCATGATACAAAAGTAGTTAACAGTTGGTCTGCAACTCTTGCAGATGTATTCCAAACTGCTAATATCATCAATGATGTAAACGCATTAGCATCTCAATTTTCTGGAGATTTTACTATTGTAATTCCTGGAAATGTTAAACAATACACGATAGCACAGCCTGTATCGTTATTAGTAATGTCAGGAAATACTATTTCACCTATTACAGGAATATACAATGTAGTATCTGTAACTCATAGTATTTCTAATCAATTTACTACAACATTAAAAGTGCAGAGGCTAGTTATGAGTGATGCTAATACAGTTGCATCTTCGCAAGGTATAACCATAGGTAACAGGGCAGGATACAATTCTTATTCATACACTCAAACCAGTAATATCATATCTCCAGGATATGTATATTTTGGTAACATGTGGCCGACATTTGAGGAAACACCAGGATGATATATAACGTATTAACAACATTAACAGGATTGCAGGTAACTGATACTCGCAATATAATTGACCAAGGATTTTTGGGAAATGATACAAAAACAGCTAACTGCAAGATAAATACTTTTGAAGTACATAGTATATCTAGCGGTACTGTTATATCTATAGATAGAGATGATAAGTATGCTTATTGGCATGTAACTGTAGAAGTAAATTCTAAACGGTGGATCAGATATTGTTGTTTAGCTTCGTTCAAAGTTAAAGTAGGCGATGTAATCAACAAAGGCGATTTTATTGGATATGGCTACAGAGGTACAATGCGATTTGAGTATTGCACAGATTCCTTATCTCAGTTTCCTGTAAGATTAGTATCTCGCACAATGTATAAACAAGACCCTACTCCTATATTATTTGAGCAAGAGGATGTTGAGGAGGTGTTCTAATGCCTCAAACAAATAGTTGGCTTTGTTTATATGCTATATGTCAATTAGGTAGACCTTATTGGTTTGCTACTTCTGGACAAATTTCAACTAAATCTCTATATGCTGATACAGTTAAACCTGCACTGTTGAGTCAAGGATATCTTCCTTATAACAATTATGAATATCAATTAGGTGTAAAAGTACATGATTGTTCTGGATTGATTGGAGGAGCATTAACTTGTGAAGGAGTAGACAAACCTCCCACATTGCGAAATCCCTTAAAGAATCAGTACTCAATGTTTAATGCTGATTGTTCTAATCATTCTAACAACATAAAAGCATTTCCGCATATTCCAGGAACTCTAGTATTTCATAGCAACGGCAGCAGTAAAACTCATGTAGGTATTTATGTTGGCGATTTTGTTGACCTTGACGGCAAAGAGCATATTGAAGAAGTAGTAGAAGCAATGGGACACGATTGGGGTGTAACTACTACTAAGTTATCTAACAGTAAGTGGGATTCTTGGGGTCAGTTAGATTGTTGCACAATAGATACGATTAAAGGCCAGAAATTTGACGCAAGAACAATGACATCTTCTAGAGGTCCTGTTCAAATAAACGTAGAAGCAACTAAGCCTTTTGTGGTAACTCCTTCTCCGCAATTTAATCAAACAATTGATTATAGTAAACTTAAAGAAGCTAGAGTTAGTGCAATGATGTTTTTCGGCGGAGAGCTATTTAGTTCATCTCATGAAAAGAAAACATATGTTAATCCTAATTTAACTAAACTCGTGCAAGATTGTAATTCTGCAGGTTTGCCTTATGCGTTATATGTAAACGTGAGAGCAAAAGGTGCAATAGACGCTGATGCAGAATGCAAGACCTTGTATTATGTTCTTGCACAATTTCCTCCGAAATTAGGTATATGGTTATCATTACAATTTAATAATTCTATAGAATTAAATAATCAGATTCTAGAAATATACTACAGATATTTTGAGCAATGGGGAGTTAGTGCTAAGTGTGGTCTATATGTAACTCCAGAACAGCTCAAATTAATAGATTGGCGTAATTTTGAAAGCCGATTTTATTTATGGATGATTCAAGATATGCCTGTAACTAATGTTGACGACGAATTATTAACACCTGAAATGTTTGAGGTGCCTGATTGATGGAATACATTAAACCTATCCAAGCATTTTTAGAAGCAGCAGAATATTTTTTAGGAATAACATCTCTTAGCAGTGAAAGAGGTAAAGAGATGTTACGAACTGCAGGTTATCCAAATTACAACGATGCTTGGTGCGCTGTATACGTAAGTGCATGTGCTGTAAAAGCTGGTTTATCTAATAATGACGACGGCAGTATAAATGTTATTGCAAGAGGTACTGCAGCTAACGGTCCCGCATCTAATACTGTTAGTTGGTATAACGGCAAATGGATAGATGGTCCTGCAATTAACGGTGGTTATCTAGTTACACCTCAACCGGGAGATATAATAACATTCGCTTGGACAGCAAAATATAGAGGTCATTATCATGCAAGTCACGTAGGTATCGTTGAAAAAGTTGAGGGTGGTCGAGTATACACTTTTGAAGGAAATACTGGAGGGCAAAGTAAACGAAAATCCTATGATTTATCTTATAATTGCATAAACACATATGTAAGGCCTGATTGGTCTAGAGCAAGTAAAAATGTAGGAAGTAATTTAAGCCAGTATGTATTAGGGTCACTATATCAAACTAAAAATGATAGACATGATATGACATTAAGACAATTTGGATATATTGGCAATAATTATCAATTATCTGATGACCCTTCCAGTTTGCATGTTTCGGCAATTAACTATACATCAATACTGGGAGAACTATATAATACATTTGCACCTGCGTCTCTTAGTGCTACTCAAGTAGATACATCTCAACTTGATGGAAATATAAAGATAGCAATGGACTATTTACTTTCAATGGGATATAGTGCATCAGCAGCAAGTGCGTATGTAGGGTGCATTAAAACATATTCTGGAGTTGAACCTACATATTCTAAAGAACTTGCAAATAAAAAATATCTTAACGGCATCTGTGCTTGGGATGAAAATGAGTTGCCCAAAGTAAAAGATAAGTTAGGCTATGAATGGAATATTAATTTATCAGGGCAGTTAGAATACTTTAATGATGATTTAGTAGCTAATTATAAAGAACTTCTTGTCCTCACTAAGAATCTATCTTTATCCGAAAAGAGTATTCAAGGTGCTTGCGATAAAATAATGGTTACATATAATAAGCATTTTATATTGACAGATTATATGAATCAATCAAAAGAGGATGCTTTAGAAATATATAACAAGCTAGTTATAACTCAAGGAGTTATTGCAGGCAGTGTAACAAATCTTAGAAATAGTTCTGGTGAATTGTTAACGCCTCAAAAGAGTAGAAGTATACCTAGTTCTGTATCGCAGACAGGTCTGATTGACGATTTCACAAGCTATTCTGCATACTTCCCTGGAAATGCTGCAGTTAAAAGTCACTGGGCAAAAGACACACCTCAACAAGAACTCGCATATAAGTGGAGAGATCAAGGATTTCCTTGTAATAAAGGTATAGCAATGATTGGTGGTTACTTCTGCGTAGCAGTTGTTGACACGTTTGCTCAATGTGGTGATGTAATTGTAGTAAATGCAGAAGACAATATATCATTCTCTGCAATAGTCTGTGATACTAAGAATCAGAAAGACCAAAACTGCAATGAGTGGGGTCACATAAAATATTCTAATAAAGTTTCAGTAATAGAATGGCAGCGAGTTAAGACTAATAATGGCAAAGTTGAAGTAGAGTGGTCTGGCTATTCTGATGTAGACTCATGCCAACTCGGTAATTGGTATGGCAAAAAAGTTCTAAATATAATAAACTATGGTCCCTACCTTAAATGATAATGAGGGCAAATTATGATTGTATTCGGTTATGCAAAAGATACAAAATATGCAGGCGATGGAACATTATTAATTCAAACAAGAATTCCTAATGCCCATGGTCCTTATCGTATTACTGATTACAACGGGAAGAAGATAAGAAACTATACAGAAGACAAAGATTTACCTTGGTACCCATCTTTATTGCTTCCATATTTGCCAGGAGATGGAGATGTTGTGGCTCTGACAAGTTTAGACAACACTTCATCTTCCTGGTTAGTATTAGGATTAACAGGCGGTTCATATAACAACGGAGTAAGAGATTTATGAAAATTTACTGCACAGAAAATAAACGACCTCTTGATAAATTCATCGGAAAAGATGTATGGATTCGTGTTAAAATACATGAAAGAAACTATGCAGGTAGATGGTACAGTTATTGGGACAAGCCTTACATGATTCGTGTACTTGAATATGACCCTGAAGCAGATTGGTATGTTATTAACAAGATAATAGATACTTTTGGGCATGATAGAGATGGGCAGTATAAAGGAAATAGAACTCAAAAGCAAAAGGCTCGTGAGAATAAACACTATATCAAAAGAGCAAGTATTAAATTGGTAGAACCTGTTGAGATATTAACAACTCCCGAAATATTTGGAGAAGATTTATGAAGATATATTGTAATAAAATTCCTGATATTCCAGATATTGATCCAGAACTAATGCGAGCTATACGTCAAATATGTAACAGAGACGCATGGTTAGCTGTTAGATCAGAGGAATGGTATAATAAGTGGATTAAAGCAGCAATTGTTAATGGAGAATTAAAATTTGATTCAATATATAATAGTGCTTGGTACCCTAAACACGAAGTTATTGCAAAGGGACAAGACATTTCTTGCTGCGATTTAACTGCTACAGATATCGGTCTTGATGATTGTAGACTAATTAAACCTATAGAGGTGTTATCTTCAGAAGAACTTGCAATGTATATTTCATCGGAAGATAATAGATTTAGATTTGACCCAGAGATATATAACGTATGAAGATATATTGTTCACCAGATGATTATAGAGATTTAATAAAATTCAAAGGTAAAGACCTTTGGGTCAATGCTTATGTAAGTAAAAGATTTGGCAGCAGGAGCAGGTCATACGAATTTAAGCTTTGGATAAAAATACTGGATGTATATCATGACGAAGCTTCCGATATAACTTATTGTGAATATCTCGCATACACTCCAGATAACATAGTTACAGCGCCTCCATTGCCCGCATATAGAATACAGATTATAAAACCTTTTGAAGTAATGACATATAATGAATTAAAGGAGAATTTTGATTCAATCGTATGAAAATATACGCAGCTACAAGAGAATTATCTTTTTATGACTTAATCGGCAAAGATGTTTGGGTTAAGTGCTATCACAAAATTGACGAGGATTTACTTGTTATTCCTCAAAAATTTTATGTTAAGGTTTTATACTTAGATGAAAATGAAAAAGGAGTTCCAGTTTTCAAATGCAATGCTATTGACTGTGATTATGTAGCTCGGGCCAACGAATATGAACATTTATCTGCAGAGAAAATAAATTCTTTTATCAATAAAATTGAAGAATTTCCTGAAGATGAGGACAACTATTTATCTTTAGTAATACAGAAGCCTATACAAGCACTAACTACAGAAGAAATAATTGAAGCAATGTCTTCTAACGAAGACGAAGATAATGATGAGGATGAATATTTGTAATGAAGGTAAATCCACTCAATGCAGACAGTAATTTGGAAATAGCTGATAAACTCATCGGCAAAGATTTGTGGGTTAAGATATATAACCCAGATTACAATGCAATAAATAACACAGCATTCTTGCACGTTTTGCATAAATATAACAGAGGTTATGGATATGATAACAAAATGTGGTATAAGTGCGAAATAATTCCTGAATATGCTATTATAGATGGCGGCTATGATTCAGAAGATTGGGAAGTTATTTCCTCAATTATATTTTACAACGAGTTTGATATGAGAACATTTATATTTCAAGACGAATATTATACTACAGAAGAAATTCAAGAGATGTTTGAACAATGAAAATATTAGCTTCAGTACAAGATAATAGAGAATTTTTAGATAAGTTAGTGGGCACAGATAGTTGGGTCTTATGTTATATTAGCAGATCATTTTCACCTAACGGAGACAGAAGATGGTCTAAAAACAGAATGTGGCTTAATTTTGATAGAAAAGTAGATCCAGCACATTATGTAGTTCACTTAAAAATTGCAGGAATTGATGGTGATCCATATCTTCCTCCAATGTCGCAATTAGACGATTGTTTACATGGAGAAAGAACACTCTATTTTAGAGATATAAAAGTAGTTAAACCTGTTGAAATGTTAGCAACAGATGAATTATTTTCTGGACCTGAACTGGACGAGGAGTAACAATGAAGATATACGCATCAAAAGTAGATTTAGCTGATCTTGATTACTATGTCGGTAAAGATTTATGGGTTAGAGTTACTTCCGCTTCAACTACTTGTTGGGCTAAATTACTATCTAAAGGCGAAGATAGTAGAAGTGTATATTACAGATGTTTAGCAATATTTGATGGAATGCTAGATGTTGACGGTATGATTCATCTAAACGCTTCAGCATTAGCTGAATTTTACGACCATATATACATAATGTGGACAGACAACTCGTATGTAGTTCAGCCTATAGATATACTTGAAGAAGACGAAATAATCGAGAGGATATGATTTATGAAGATATATGCATCATATTATCATGACCTAGACCAATTTGCTGGAGAAGATTTATGGGTTAAGATAGATTATCACATGGGTAGTAACTATGATAATCAATCAATGTATGTTAAGGTCTTGCTTAGTTTTAGGGATACCGAATTCTTGTGGTACGAAGTTCAAGCCGTTGCTACAGATTGGGTAGAGTCCCCAGATTGCTATTTTGGATTAAGAGAATGTATGGAAAAAGCAAGATTAATAAAAGAAGGTGATTATAGTATATCACGCCCAATGGAATGTTATACTACAGATGAAATGCTAGAGCTTCTTGGAGATTCTCTTGATAGAGGAATACTCGATTGAGGTAACCATATGAAAATATACGCGTCAACATCGGAAGATAGAAAGCATAAGATCTTGGAAAGCTTAGTAGGTAAAGATCTGTGGATTAAAGCAAAATTATATGAAGGTAACTTAGCAAAAAATGATTACTATGTGCATATCATTAAGAAACTGCGCCCTCAAATTGGTTTTGATTACGAAGTTAACCGCATAATGGATAGCTCTGATCTTCCAGGATATGAAGATTCACAAGGAAGAATAACCTTAGATGCTTTTCATAATGCCTATCTTGCACACAGTCATTGGATGAATGCATCTGATATACATCCAGTAATTCCAATTGAAGTGTACACATCAGAAGAACTATTTATCGCCCCTGAGGAAGAACAATGAAAATATACGCAAGCGATCAGAAAAATATTTTAGACAGATTGTGTGGCACAGATCATTGGATAAAAGTCGCTTACAATAACCATATCTATCTGTTTAACATATTAGAACGATTTAAGAATATGGATGGCAGAATGATGTTAAGATGCAAAATGGTTATGTGGAATCAACTAGTTATGCCTAAAGATTACAGAAGATCAATAGATTTGATATACAAAATTGACAAATACTATTACGTATATGAAGATCTAGTAACGGTAAAAGAACCAATTGATGTGATAACAGATGACGAATTAATTGATATGATACAAGGTACCTAAAGGTACCTTTAATATTATTATGAAGATATATTGTAGCACAGAATCAGAGTTTGACAAATTTGTAGGAACTGACCTTTGGGTTAGGGCAAATTATTATGGAGGAAAATACTTCATAAGGTTTCTGTCCAAAAATAATTATGCAGACGAGCGTGGATATGTTACTAATATGGTTAGAACACTTTGCGCAGGTGATGATGGATTCATTCATTATAGTCATGAATATGAATTAGAGTATGTGCAAATGGAAAAAAGTTGGTGTAGTGCAGAAAATCTATTATTAATTAAGCCAATAGAATGCTATACAACAGATGAATTATTCATAGTAGATTAAGAGAATGTTATGAAGATATATTGTAGTAGAGATCCAAGAAAATTACTAAAACAGTATGTAGGTAAGGACATATGGATTAAAGTCCACTTGCCTAAATCTGCTCATCACCCAGATGATCCAAATGTCCTCTATATGAGGATATTATCCGAATCGGATAAGTGCTACACAGTTAACTTACTTAATCCGATAGTTGTAGACTATAACTTCGGCATGAATATAACAGATTATGATTTAAATAAATTCTTAAATAAAATTAGTACTGTTGACAAAGATGACATAATGTTAATTGAACCTCTAGAAGCATATTCTACAGACGAAATATTTACTGAAGTACCTGATGATTATAACTACGAGGAAGATGGAGAATAACATATGGCAGAAACAACATCGTTATCATTTCCAAATATGTTCAACTTAATAAGTAATCAAGTATCTGTAGACGAGGACTTAAAGTCAGTTACTACTAGGTCAAGATTACTTATATTAACTGAGCCCACAGAATTATACAACAACCCTAACTTCGGTGTAGGATTAAAGCGTCATTTGTTTAAGTATAACACTGAAAATGAAAAAGCATTAATCAAAGATAGGATTGTTGCACAATTAAGATTACATGAACCCGATGTAGTTGCCGAAAAAACATCATTTACTGATGGATTATTATTCACAGGAGATTCCAGTTTACAACATGTTGATGATGCAAATGAATTAAATATGACTGTAGCAATGCTAACTACTTTCGGAAAAGAAATCTCACTTGATTTAAATCCTAAGCAACCTATAGAAGGCGAGTTAACTATAAATAGTTCGGGCTGGTCTATAACGGAGGTAGATTAATGAAGATATACGGTGGATATTCAATTAAACAAAAACAGAGTATCAATCTTATTAAGCAAGGAATTGATGATCACTTAAGCGAATTTTCTGATTATGTTAGCTATGACATAAAAGCAGTAAAAAATGATGTAGATAATAGTTTTAATATATTATTACGCCCTAACTATTACGGCATTACTTGGAAGTATACTGTATCAATTGTACATAATTACATAGGTGAATCTCTTCATATTTTAGATAGCTATATTAATTCGAACGATACTGATAATTCTTTTGAAAAGATTAAACAATTTTCAGAATTCTTCGAGTACATAAATAATGTGGGCTGGAGAAGCATACTTTCAAATTATTTTACTTACTTAAATAAAGATCTAAACAATACAATAAAATATTTGAAGAGAATTGAGGGAAAAGACTTGTGGGTTAAATGTAACTGTCTATGTTATAACGATGACTACGGCAGATATTCTTGGACTTCCGGTGGGTATGTTAAAATTTTACGTATAGAAGACGATGTAATAGAATATAATTACAAAACACTATATGGATCAGATGGCAGCGGATCATGCAATATTTATGATATACAATTATCTAGTCCTTTAGAGGTATTAAGTACAGAAGAGTTGTTAGATACAGATGCTACATAAGACATAAAATAATAAGCAGGAGGTCACTAATGAGAATATATTCATCAAAAACATCAGAAAAACTTGCAAAATTATCCGAGCTTAAAAGTTCTCAAAGTGAAATCAACAAAGCAAAACGCGCATTGAATAGAAAGATTAATGAAGTAAAGAAGCGAATTGACGCAGAATTTAAAGAAGAGGCCGCAATACTTCATACTGATTCTTTACTTAAAGTTAAAAATGAAAAATACGGGTTTGTTTTAAGATTTTCTTCTACTTACGGAGTAAGGTGGTATGTAGATGTAGATGCAGATTCAATTAAGTCGCATATATTCAAAGAAGATAACATAATAGAATGCGGAGATATATTTATTACAATTGGAAATATATTAAATAAAATATATAATAATTCGTTTGAAGATGAAATACTGGAGTTAAATACGCTAGACGACGAATATAAGCAATTGCAATCAGATGCTTTATATTTCAAATCGGGAATATCCGCTCTTGAGTTAGAAAAATTTGTTGGTAGAGATATATGGGTCGAAGCAAATATTAAACATCTCACTAATTATTCAGTCCCACAACATGCATTCATAAAGATAAAAGATATAAAATCAGATAATAAGGTGGCGATTAGTTGGAAATTTGCTCATACTAATCGAGACGGTACAATATATATTTCAGGATATGGTAGAGATGATGGATTAACAGATGCATATAACATATCATTAGTACAGCCTATAAATACATTAACAGATGAAGAAATGAATGAATTAATAAATTTGTAATATGAAGATATATGCTACAACAAATCAATATGATCTATCTCGATACTCGGGCAGAGATGTATATGTGTATGCTTGCGTGCAGGGAGTAAAGGTATCTTGGTATAAATGGACTAAAATAATAGATATTCACGGAGATGTTGCAAGTGTTATATTCTGGGACTATCCAGAATCCAAACAGGTGTTTAATATTCCTCTAGAGTCAATTAGTATAGATACAGAGTTTCCTGTTGAGGTTATGACTTATAATGAGATACTAGATGAAAAATTAGACAATGCTAGAAGAAGATTAGCAGGAGAGAATTAAGTTGAAGATATATTGCAAGGAACAATTACATGAATCAAATCCTTATAAATATATAGGAAGAGATGTATGGATCCATGTTTTGTATGGCGCTGATTATGCTTGGGTCAAATTCAAAGATAGCGGTAAAGACGAAAACGGATACTACTTCATTGTTGATTATGTAGACGACCAATGGTTAGAAAACCCAGAATGTAATATAGAAATTGAAATGGATCATGATGCTAAATGGTATACACACCACATGTGCATATCTAATCCTGTGGAAATATTAACAACGGAAGAACTTTTAGCTAGAGATTATGATGCATACATTTGAAGAAGCAACAATAGGTAATACTATATGAAGATATATTGTAGCACTAACAAAAGTATATTTGAGAAACTTGCAGGTAAAGATATGTGGGTTAAAGGAACTGCATCTCGTGATGCTGCAGGTATAGTTAGCACATTAACTATATCCGTTTGGTTTAAGATACTTTACGCAGATAGTATTATATGCCGTTTTAATATAGTTAATCCTTTAGTTATGTCAAATTCAGCTATACTTGAATGCTATATTGACGATACATATACAATGCATACAACAGATAAAGATAGTTCTATGACTTATACAATAAACTATCCTTTAGACACTCTTACAGATGAAGAATTCAAAGAGATAAAGCAACAAGACAACTGGACAGCAATTTTGTTTAAAGAGTATTCTGGAGAAGCCTGATGAAGATATATTGTAGTAACAATTCAAACGAACTCGACAAATTTATCGGCAAAGATATCTGGGTTAAGGTATATGACAAATATGTCGAGTGTTTTAAATACATACGAATTGTATCATCAAATAGCACTTCATACAGCTATAATCAATTATTTGCATCAAGTCTAGAAAATCCTTATGGTGATGTTATGTTTACCGGAGGCGGTAATCGCCTTTTAGGATACTTTACAAATAATGTTTATCAAGACTACAAAAGTACTTTAGAAATAGTGCATCCTGTAACTTGTTATACCACTTCTGAAATATTTCCGGAGGAAGATTAAATGAAAATATACGCAAGTAAAAGATATCATTATTATGAAGATATATTAGACGATATCTGCGGAAAAGATTTATGGGTATTTATACGATATAATTCATCTACTGTTTATGCACGTGGTGGATACTACCCTCAAAATTATTGGGTACAAGTTGTACGCAAAGACAATGATAACTATATTGTAAAAATGATAAATGACAATACTTATGGATTTGACACTTTAGATGACATAGAACCTAATAAACTCAACACATTCAGAATTTTAGACATATATGAACCGTTAGAGTTGTTATCAACAGAAGAATTGATTGAAGATAAGGAATTAGATGAATGAAAATATATTGTAGTAGCCAGAAACAGCTCAACAGATATGCAGGTAGAGATTTATGGTTTCATGGTAATATAAATAATCATGTAGCTAAAAATGGAGTTACTACTTGGGTTAGAGTTTTAGATAAAGTGCCTTCGCAATATATTGATACTTATAAAGTTCAGTGTGTTCCTGATTTTCTTATTGAAGATGAATATTATTTTGACACTGAAAGAATTGTTGGTTGGCTGCAGGATATACGTAATGTGTCTTATGACAAGATTTACATAAGTGATGAAGCATTAACTTCCGAAGAATTGTTTGGAGATAACTTATGGGAAGTTGAGGAGTGGATAAAATGAAAATATATTGTTCAAAAAATAATCCTACTATAGACGATTTCATCGGCAAAGATGTTTGGGTAAAATGTTATAGGTCTGATAGATATGATTTCAAGAGATTAGTTTATGTTAATCTCTACGATAAACTTGGCGAAGATCAGTACTACGGAAAAAATATATCGGCTAATGTTATAGATGATATGCGCACGGTATTTGATCAATACATGGATGTTAGCGGAAGAGACGATGTGAGAGATTTTGTTGAAGGTGAACCTTGGGAGTTTCCTGCAAAGTTGGAATTATTCAAACCAGTAGAAATAATTACACATGATGAATTAATTGATATGCTAGGTGATGAGGAATGAAAATATACGGATTTACAATAAATAAGAAGCTAGATAGATTTGTAGGTAGAGATGTTTGGGTTAAAGTTTATCAAGACGCCGCTCCTGTTGTTACTGCACCTATTCTCTATATAAGAATTTTATCCAGAGAAGGAAACAAACTTACACTAAACACACTGAATCCAGATATCGTTGAAAATAGCAGACACTGTAGAGATTTACGAATTATTTTTGAAAATATAGTAACTTGGCCTCAAGAAAGAATTTTACTAATAGAACCAGTTGAAGCATTAACAACAGAAGAACTAAAAGAGATAAACGAAGGAAATACAGATATAGTCGATTGAGAAGGTTTACAAAATGTAAACCTTTTTTACTATATATGATATCATAAAATACATAGGAGAATATTATGGCAGATTCAAACCGTGGTCTGATTAATTACGCTTCCCGAGATTATAATGCAATAATGGAGGAGTTTTGGGCATTAGTTCCAAAGCTCACTAATTTGTGGAAGCCAGAAGCAGACGCAGATCCTGGAGTGGTTTTAGGTAAGATATTGGCCTCAGCTGCAGATATGCTAGGAGTAAATGTTGATTACTTGGCCAACGAACTTTTTGCACCTTCAGTAGTTCAAAGGAAAGATGCAGAGAAAATATTTAGACTTATCGGATATGATTTAGGCTTTTATACTGCTGCAAGAACTGAAGTAACAATAACTAATAACACTTCAGATACAATGAATCTCGATTTTGGATTCAATGGAGCAAATTTTTGCACATTAAATGCTTATACCGACATTACTAACACTTCTCGAGTTATAACATATAACATATTGCCGATGACAAATAGTTACGGTAACAATGAAAGCAGAAGTAGACGAAGTGTCCTTACGGATTATGTTGATGTGTTTGCAGAGTATGATACTGTTGCTTTAGAATCAGGTAAATCTGTAACTCGTGTAGCAATTGAAGGAGATTTAAGAAGCTATTCAATCGCTGTAGATGAGGTTGTTAAAAATAATTACATTATAACATTACCTTCTCAACACGTAGATACAACAGCTGTTTGGGTTAAGGGCAAAACATCTTCAGCAGCTACTTCATTCGATAAAACACAATGGATTCAGGTGTCTAATGTTGCAGAATTTAATACTGCAGAACCTAGATATTGCGTTACCTATGATAACTATTCTAATGCACAAATTACTATTTCTAATTATCTTAATCAGCTATCTAATTACAGTGGATATGTATTAACTATTTTCTGGATTGATTGTTCTGGAGTAATTGGTTGCGTAGGTACTGATGTATTAGAAAATTTAGTTTTTGCTAAAACAACAAACAATCCTGAATATGCATCGGGAGAAATATTAGTATCTAATTTATCCAATACATTAGAGCTCCCACACACTTACACAGTAACTGGTAGGTCTCCAGAAACAGCAAAAGAAGCCTACTATAATAGCAGAAATTATATCAACACTTGGGATAGTCTTGTAACACTTCCTGACTACACAAGATTCTTAAGAAGAGAAGCTGGAGTAGATTGTGGAGTAGTTATTGATTGTCAAAAAGCTGTTGAAATCAATTTAGCAATATATAAAGACGACAATTTAACAGATACACAGAAGAAGAAAATGTATATCACCAATAAGGACTTTGTACAAGGTTCATTAAGTGATGTTGATTGGGGCAAAGTTTTGAATTTGGATTTCAATCCTTCTGACCCAACTAAATTTGTTTTCTCAACTAATTTCAAGCCCTATACAGCAATGTGCTTTGCTATTCATAATGATTTCAAAGACGATGTGTGGGGACAAGGGCAAATTGATACCGCTCAAATTTCTAACACAACAAGTTTCGTTAGATATAGACCTCCGCAAATGTTTATTGATAATGTAATCGCAGATTATAAGCCTTTACAAGCAATGTCTGTTGAAGTGCAATTTGGTTCTTGCAGAGTATTTGACTTCTATGTAATCGGACAAATTTACACAACAAGACCCGTAACAGAAGATATTGCTAAGATAATATTAAGCAAAGCAAAAGAAGCATTGGCGCTTCATTTTGCTCCTGCTAATTCTGCATTCAACAAGAAGCCGACCGTTATGGAAGTTGTAGATGTAATTCAAGGCTGCGATGAAAGAGTTAGATATTTTGACGCAGGTTCACCTTCAAATCCTGTAATTAAATGGCACGGTTGCGATATAGATTGCTTTAATTATATCTCGTTTGCTCGACTGAATTTTCCTGAAAATGCTACAAATGCTTTGAGGATAGCTCCCGAATGCTTAATAAAGTGATACGTGAAGAAGAGATTAGGGCTAGAGAATTAGCCTCTAAAGTACTTGGAGACGAAGCAGAATCTCATGGAATTTGGAGGTTCATTCGTATCAAGATAGAAGATGACCCTAAGTATTCGAATCAATTGGAGTTATTTGCAATTTTAGATAAATATTTAACCTTAGGTTATATTAAAGGAAAGATAAAATGAGGAGAAATATCATTAAGGTGTTTAATCAGATGAGTAATTTAATCAGTTTTATACAATTAAAGAACTTTAGCAAATATCTAGATTCAAATTACTGGATTCTTGCACATGAAACATTATCTCAAAATACTCTGTATATAAGGCCATTGTATATGTCCAGAGGTAAGTTATATTATAATTGTATTGGGCAAGGTTGGTTGGATCCGGAGGCACATCCATCTGATAGGCCATTTTCTGATAAATACTTGTTAGAGCATGTTAAAAACACATATCTTATGGATATAAAAATATTTCAGCCGCTTGATATATTTACAACCGATGAAATATTAGATTTTCTTAAAGATGTTCCTGTTACAGAAGGCGGTGTATAAATGAAAATATACGCAACCGGAGTTCATAATGATATACTAAACAAAATAGTTGGTAAAGAATTATGGATAGAGGGTTCTTTAGAGCCCGATGACGAACCTGTGTATACATGGATACAGATAGCCGAAATAGATACATATGATGAGTCTTGTTATATTCATTTCGTAGATAATTGCATAATCCGCTGTTTTTGGTGCCCAATTAATAATATTTCACTCAAATTTCCATATAATATCATAACAACTGACGAATTATCTGAATTGACATTATGAAAATATACGCTAACAATTCAATCAAATCAATTTTAGACAAATTTATCGGCAAAGATTTGTGGATAAGAGTTCAGTTATGCGATCATATACCATATAGCATGTATTGGATAATTATATTAGATAAATTTGAAAATCTTGACGGAACTTATTCTTATCATATAATGAAAGCACCTTCAACAGATAAAATTTTTGACGACTATTCATACAACACGCTTTCTAGAAAAATACGTAGCCGAATAGCAGAAAGAGATTCTGATTTTGTTTTTGACATTAGTTGTGATAAAATTAGATTGACTAAGCCTCTTGATGTAGCAACAACTGAAGAATTGTTTGGAGAACAAGAATGAAAATTAGAGATATAGCAGTACCCGAAGTATACGAAAAGTCAGCCGATTTTAGGTTTTTCTTAAAATGGTTCGATTACGCATTATCAAAAACACAATATGATACTGCTAATATGGTTGATTTATACGATCCATTACGGTGTCCTAAAGACTTGTTATGGATGCTTGGAGATACGATGGGCTATCAATATGACGACCGAGATGGATTATGCGAGGCGTTTAATCGATTTGTAATGCTCTACTTTATGTCTATGATAAGATATAAGGGCAGCCAACTTGGAGTTACACTTGCTGCAGAAGTTAATCTTAAGCAAAAAGATATTAATGATTATGGTAAGGAAAATGAGATACTTTATAGCCGATTAGAAGACACATCAATTCCAAATAATTCAGTATATGTAGAATCAAATGTCGATTCAGGATATATTAATGTAGTATATTTTACTGATGAAACACCAATTGATACTTGTATAGAGTATGTAAGGCCTTTAGGAATGTATTGTTTTCAATATGCAGGCGTTAGAATTGATTCAAACACAAAGATTTCTGTAGATGCAAGATTAGCAAAAGCAACTGATGCTACAGGAATAGTTGGACCTACAAAGGTGGGACACTATAATCGAAACGACTACGCAAGATTGCAGAAGATGAAACATGAATCTGCTCCTGAATTATTAAACACAAGCGATACTCGCAGAATGGTTTATTCTAATAATTCTGAAATAGAAGGAGACCCTAAAGTTAACGCAGGTTACAGAGCACTTAACTCGCTGCAAATGGCTAACAATGAACACATTGTTAAGTCGTTATTTAGCAAACCTATATTCAACTTAGGCTATGGTCCGAGATTAGAAGTTGATACGATTGTAGACACTGATGTGAACGATCCTAAATTCAATCTTAAGTATAACAGAACAACTGATTTACAATCATATGATGATTATTATCCTACTACAGAGCATCTGCCTGTGGATACTCTTGATACAAGTAAAACATCTACTCCAGTAGATCCTAAGCCTAAGGTCAATGGAATTATGACACAATTCGGTGAACAGCTAGATACGTGATGAGGTGATTATATGGCAGATAAATTTAGATTAGCTCAAGGCCCTGCAGTAATAGCAACACCTGAAGAAGTAGCTAAAGAAACAGATCCCGGATATACTAGACCAAATCTTCACAGAAGAATTGATAACGATATCGGGATAATGCCAAACGAAGACGCATATTTTCTAACATCGGAAGGTTACTATTTAACCACAGAAGATGATTATTGCATATTAGTAAGTGTTCCTGAATCTGTTTCTTCATATCTATATCATTATGATATAACTGTAGGTGGAGTACAATCATTTAGAACATCTACTACAACAATTCACAACGAAGATGATAACTCATCGGAGATACCATAATCGTTATAATTAATAGAGGTCACGAATTTATAACCTTTTATTAAATTACTGGCACAATTAATAGAAAACATCATATCTACGGAGAACGCTGGAGATAATTCAAATGTCGAATAATATGAATCCACTTGACATTATTAAACGACTTGATGTGAAACAAAACGTCACTATAAGAGTTATAGATGAACCTACTGGAAAAGTAGTTCAAGAACATATCGGACACAACGCTGCTACTAATTCTTTGCTTACAGGAATAGCACATTATCTTATGGGAGATGGAGTTCTTAATCAAGCTAAAGACACATTATCAATGTGGATTCCACAATACATTTCATTAGGAACAATGGGGCTTACTTCTCAAGATGCAGAAGATTACCTTCCTGTAGGATTAGGATACACTCCAGTTGCTCCTGCAAATGCAACTGAAAATGAGAAAAAGTTAAACGAAGAATTAAGATTTTCTGAATATGTAAATCAGTCTCCTGGATTTGGCGCAGATGGATACGATGCATACACAAACAACGACAGAGAGTGGTTCGGGTTAGGTAGGCCATATTCCAGCAAACCTGCTAAAGCGGTTCAGGATTTTTATAACAAAGACGATGAATATATTCTTACATCAACTCCATTAACTGGTACAAAGGATAGCGTAATTTCATTAATCATATATCCTTATGGAGAAATTAATCAAGATATGCATGATACATCTATTTCAAGAATAGCAGTATCTGTAGATGATTACGATATATCATTAAATGATAACAATCAGTACGAGCTGACAATATCGACAGCTATTCCCGATGGCAGTAGAATTGCATTGATATATACAGTTGAAAGCAAAGATGCTGCTAATTGTGAGCTTATACAAGCTGATACACTCAGAAGTAAGATAACTTATAGGAATTTAATTCCGGAAGTGCAATCTGAAATTCCTAATACTTTAGACGTAATCTATTCTGCGTTTGTATCAACTGGTGCATTAAAAGAATTCAGAGGAGATAATGATTACATTTATATAACTGAAGCAGGATTATGGTCAAAGCCATATTATAATAATAGCGGAGATAACGGACTCCTTGCCGGTTATAGAATTATGCCAACAGATGATGAAGTGTTAGAACTTGCTCTCGAAGAAACCTTTACAGGTGACGGAATTACAACTGAGTTCACACTTGAGCAGACTGCAATTGAAATTAGCTCAGTTCAAGTTAACGGAGAATTTGTATCAGACTATAATTTAGACACTAGTACAAATAAAGTGGTGTTTGTTGAAGCACCTTCAGATTCTGCAGAAATAATAGTCATTTATGTATATAAGACAACTGATTCTTGGAAGAATATGTCAATTCCAGAAAATAGAGAAGCAGTTCAAAAAAGTATCATAAGAATAGGAACTAATCAAGTAGCTCAAGTTATTTGGAAATTACAGCTTGGAGGACTTGAACAGCTTAATGGATTAAGGTACATTTATCCTTCTCAATATCCTAAAGAAGTTTGGAATGTTTGGAGTACATCATGATTATTAAGAATTTAAACATCACAGCAAGCAGTTGGTTAGGCGAATACAACGCAGATTATTCATTAGAACAGCTAAATGAAAATATAGCGTATCCTTTGCAGGATATGGTTGAGGGATACTATAATGATATTCAAGTATTTTTCCGGCCGTATATTGTAGATGGGCATGTTGAGGTAGATTGCAGTGTACCTGATATTGATGCATTTACAATATATGCGAAAATTGACAATAGAAAAATAAAATCTTGTAAAGATTTAGAAAAATTAGTACCCGAATTATTCTTGCAGTTTGACGACAAATATACTAAGTTAACTAGTTATGATGAGGAATAACCTTTAATCATATCGTATGAACAGGATATGATACAAGGTATTGGAGAAGATAAAATGGACAACGAACTTTTATTTACACCGGCAGCTCTTCTTGACTTCTTATTACAAATAGACGAGTTAGCTAATTATGAAATCTCTGTACAAGAATCACCTAACGGAGTGCAAGTCCAGATAGGTGATTCTTCTTATGCAATTAGATTCTTAGATGCTGAACCTGTTGAAGTACCTAATGAAGTTGTAGAAGAAGTTGGCAATATAAACGAAGAAACATATCAAGAAATTGCTAATACAGATTATAATCAAGTAGATGATGAACCTGTAGAGGCAGGAATAATCAGCGAACTGATTAAAACATTAGCAGTAGGTGGCATGGTAAGATTAACAGGCAAGCTGCTTGGAAATGATATAAAGGGGAAGTAATCATGAAAAGAAGATTTACAAAATATCCTTCAAACTATGTAGGTGCTGCATCTGAAACATCTGGTGCGGCTATGCGTAGAAAGAAAAGAGAAGCTGAGCAAAAAGGCACAGAAGGCGCTGAACTTTTAGCTACCGATGGAGAATGGGAGCTGTGGACTCCTCATACATTTGAAGCTTCTGTTTATTTAGCAAACAAGGGCGGTAACAAAGCAATTTGGGATACAGCATACGAAGGTGGTGGATCTCATTACTTCGATATGTATACCGAAAAGGGTCCGCTTTATATATTTATCAACAAAGCAACAGGTGAAAAATACCAATCTCACCCCGCTACTAAGTCTTGGTTCTTTGATGCAAAAGATAGAAACTATGGTAGAGACGCACTTGAAGCATTCTGCTGCAAGCATCCAGCATTTGCAGAATTCTTTGATGTAAAATGCGACGAAGATATCGAAGGTTGCGGAGATATCAAAGCGTCTACCGGAGTAATAGCCTCTAGTTGTGATTACTTTATTGATAACGGAGCTGGTTTAGGTACACTCGGTGAAAAATTCACATTAGGTGAACTTAAAACAGAATATTATAGATTATGTGCAGAAGATGACCCTATTTGTGCAGAATATGGTTCATTTGAAGCGTGGCTTGATGATACACTGGATTCCGGTTTACTTACATGCTATAATGATTATGATACTATTGATGCTTGTGGTCCTGTTGAATCTTGTGGAGATATCAACGCATGTGGAGATACAAGATATGCAGCAGATATGAGCAATTGTATTAATTGTAGTGACGATGCAGTATATGAACTTGCTTCGAATCTTGTACATGATTACTTTGATTCATTCATTAAAGACGCAGAAAAGAATAATTTAGGTTTTATAGTAGATGACGATATATTTGTATATGCAGTAGACGAAGCAGTAAATACTGGTTCATTTTCAGAGTGTATTAACTTTGTAGTTGATGCAATTAACGCAGACCCCGATGATGATATTGACGGTATTGTAGATGATATGGTAGATGAATGTGTAACTACATTATATGATATGTCCGATATTATTAAATTGTTTAAGAAATACGATAAATTCAAAGATATGCCTGATTGGTATTTTGATTGATACTATTGATTATATACAAATGATATCTTATAATATGGTTGCTAAAAGAAATTTATAAGATATCTAAATAGCTGTACTGAGGATGTTCCTCTGTATTATATAAACACCGCCTATCTTATGAATTTCTTTTAGCATAGAATTCTATCCGGCGGTGTTTTATTTTAGGAGAACAAAATGAAAAGATATGTAAGAAATAAAGTTTACGCAGGAGTCTACATAGACAATTCAGGTAAACTTAAAATTAATTCCACTAAAGATAAAATGCACAGAGATTTGATTTTGTTTAATCAAAACACTTCTGGTAAACTTTGGGTTGGCAGCGTACCTATTATATATGGATATCAATATAATCTTAATTGTGACCAAAAGGATTATGTTAAATTTAGAAAATTAATAAAGCACCCAAATAGCATAGAACATTTAGACGAATTTATCGAGCGGGGTGTACTTCATATGGATCAATTTGTTCCATTAGATGAGTTTGACATCATAATAAGAATCAAACCTACATCCAGACCATCTATTTTAGATAACATTTTAGTTTGTTTACTAGACCATGTTAGTCATCATACAGTAACACTTGAACTAATAAAGCAAACATATGAACATGTTAAGTTTGATGCAGATCAGGCAATTAGAGATATGATAGCTGCAGGTTTTGATGAAGACTACGCGTATACACAGGTGGGCGATATGAATATTTTATTTGAAAATCTTAAAGCTAAAAATGAATTATTCCAGATGAAACGCTTTTTACCTAGAGTTCTAAGAGCAAATTTTTCAAATTACTTAAAGTTCGAGACTGAACAAGAAAAACAGCTATACATGGACTTACAGGGCAAAAATGTTCTCATATATGATGATTTTCTTACAAGTGGAGCAACATTAAAAGAAGCATCACGCTACTTAACAGCAATAAATCCTACAAATACATTAACTTGTTTTGTATTAATTCAACAAAATAACAAATAATCATATCTACAACTTAAATTAATGAGGTTAGTTGCATATAGTAACTAACCTTTTATATTGATATCCATTATGATATTATATTACGGAGGCGATATTAAATGGCTAAAAAAGCTACAGTAACATCAGCTATCGAAGAGCCTAAGAATACATCTTCTGTGCTCGGAACATTTACTGGTAAGTGTTGCGATGCAGCTGTGTTCAACAATAACTCAATGAAGCTTAATAGGGAGTTATTTGAGAAGTTACTTGATTCTGATGAATACAAGGACGCAATAGAGCATAGATATTATATCGGATTTTTAGGTCACCCAGAAGATCCCGGTTGCCAAAATTTCAAAGATGCATGTATTGTAATGACATCTATGGAAATAACTTCTGATGATGAAATACTCGGCACATTTGACTTAGTAGATACTCCTGTAGGTAGGATTGTTAAGTCATTTATCGATGCAGGTGTTGAATGGGGAATTTCAATCAGAGGCGCAGGCGATGTAGATAGTGAAGGTAATGTAGATCCTGATACATTCGTATTTAGAGGTTTCGACTTAGTTGCATTTCCTGCTTACGGTGACGCAGTTCCTGAATTCCAGCAAGTTGCAGCTTCATCTAACCTTGATGACCAAGTTAAGTTTAAGCGAGTTTGTGCTGCAATTGAAAAGAACATTAAAGAAGTTACTAGCCTTAATTCTATTGAAGCTATGCAGGAACAGTTTAATCCTGATTCAGACCAATATAAGAAGCTTGAAGCAAGGAAAGAAGATATTGGTGTAGGTACTGAAGATGAGTGCCCTGAATGTTCTGATGAAGATAAACAGGAAATACTCGCTAAGAAACTTCAAGCAGTAACAAATCTTTACATTGAAGAACACAATAAAAATAAAGAACTCGAATCTGCTTTAGCATCAACTCAATTACAATATGATAGAGAAATACAGAGCATCAAGAGAATAAAAGCAAGTCAAGATAAGTTAATGCAATCCAAGTTGGAAACTATTAAAGCATCAAATCAAAAATTATTAAAATCTAATCACGGATTAGTGCTCGCTAACAAGCAGTTATCTAACGATTTAGAAACATTAGAAGCGGAAAATTCTCAAATAGCTAAAGAATTAAACGCATCTAATAAAAATAACCTTATTTATAAACAGAAGATAGAGAGTTCCTCTACTGATATCCAAACTAAAGATACGCAGATTGCTGAATTGCGTGAAAAGCTTAACAAGACTGTTGTTGCAAGTACAAACGCAAGGAAAGAAGCATCAAACCGTGGTGAGCAACTGGAAAGCCTTAAGGAAGAGATATCAGCTTCTAATCAAGAGCTTGATGAAATGTTAACACGAATTCAAGCGATGGAAGAAACGATTCATGAATATCAGCAAGCATACGCTAATATTTATGCAAACGCAATAGGAATTCAAGCATCTGGTTTATCTGTTACTGCATCAACTTCTGTTAGCGATTTGGAAAACTTAATCAAATGCGCAACGAATACATCAAATATCGGAGCAATGCCGTCGTTCAGTGAAGAAGACGAAGAAGCATTTCTTCCATCCGATGTAACTAACAGTGGAAACGATTTAGCAGTACTTTAATTATTTTAAAGATATTAAACATTAGGAGACTAACATGGCTATTAAAAAGACAACTCGTAGAGTTACCCCTACTAGCATTACAGCTGCAAGAAGTCTTAATAGACCCGCAAGAATTGGTTATTCCGCACCTCGCAGCATCAATGCAGGCACATCAATCACATCTGCTTCTCGCAGATCCGCAAGACCTGTAAGCAGAACAGCTTCTTCTGTAGAGCTTACACAGCAGCAGAGAGTTTTCTGCAATCAGCTCATTGCAAACACACGTAAGCTTGCTCCTGTTATGGCAGCAACAAACACATCAAACATCATGGCTAAGCCTGAGTTCACAGAGCTCCTTCCTCTCTTCGTACAGAAGTTGCTCGTTCTCGATGTATTTGGTTCAGTAGCAATGAATTCTCGTCAGCAGATCATTCCTTACTTCAAGTTCATCGCAGAGAACACAAAGGGTGAGACAGCTGCAGGTACAATCCTCTCTTCTGCTTTCGTAAACAGACAGGGAATGGATCCGAACTTCACAGGTCGTGTAATTAAGAATGAGGCAGTTGCTAACAGCACACTCGTTTATACACCTATCCTTCCTGGTTCAGTTT